GAAACAGAGATGGTTCGTGCTCGTAACGAAAAGGGTCACTACATAGCTGATGATCCTGATACCCCAGAGAATGAAGCCTGGACAACTAAAGTAGTAAATAAGTTTCTAGGTAGGAAGTGACTATCGGGGTTGCATAAATGTCACTAGTATGATATAACTACTTGAATATAACTATCCTCACCCAGTTAGGGCTAACATAAACAGAGGATAGAAAATGTTTAAAAGATTATTCAACAGAATTGTAGAAGCAAGAACAGAGTCAGCTAGACGTAAGATTGCAAGAATGCAACTTTACCAAATGACTGACAGAGAACTACGAGACTTAGGTATTGGTAGATATGATATAGAGAGGGTTATACTAACAGGTAAAGCCCTTTGAAGAACGCAATCAGTTCTTTAATGATACTAGGAGTACTTTGGGAGGAGGCTCGTGGACCCAGTAACAATAATCGGTGGAGCTACCGTAGCGTTCAATGCTTTGAAGAAAGGTTTCCAATTCGGAAAAGATCTTCAAGAAATGGGTGGGCAACTAAATCAGTGGGCTAGCAGCATGAGCGACCTATCCTACTTAGAGCAGAAAAACAAAAACCCTCCTTGGTGGAAATCACTGGGGGGTTCTGTTGAAGCAGAAGCTTTAGAGATATTTACAGCTAAAAAGAAAGCTCAAGCTATGCGACAGGAGTTAAAAGACTGGATCAGTTTTACCTATGGCCCATCTGTTTGGGATGAACTGGTAGCAACCGAAGGTAGAATACGTAAACAAAAGAAAGAGCAAGAGTACCGTAAAGCAGAGATACAAGAAGCTATAATTACTTGGGGTATCTCAGGTGTTCTTCTTTCAGTAGGTGCAGGTACTCTAGGTTTTATAATTTATATGGTGGCATAATGGCAAGAAACTTAACGGATAAACAACAGAGGTTCCTTGAAGTTCTTTTTGAAGAAGCAAAAGGAGATCCTGTACAAGCTAAAAAACTAGCAGGTTACGCTGATAGTGTAGCCTCTACATCTATTGTTAACACACTGACAGATGAAATAGCAGATGTTACAAAGAAGTTTATAGCACAGTCTTCAACCAAAGCAGCTTACACAATGTTTTCAGTTATGGCAGATCCTACAGATCTGGGTGTAAAAGAAAAGATGTTAGCAGCTAAAGATATTCTAGATCGTGCAGGATTTGTAAAAACAGACAGGGTAGAAGTAAAGACATCAGAGCCTTTATTTATTTTACCTGCGAAAGAAGATGAGTAAAAGAGCTACAACAGCAGACCACCCAACCAAGGTTGACTGGCAGATACCACTCAGGGGAGAACTAGGAGAATGGTATCCTGTCATAAGAGTAGGAAGACACGTACCTTTTGGTTACAAACAAGATGAAACAGATCCAGACTTACTGTTACCTATCCCTGAAGAGTTAGAATTACTAGAAAAAGCTAAACTATTTCTTCAAGAATACAGCACTAGGAAAGTAGCAGTCTGGTTATCTAAACAATCTGGTAGAGAAATATCACATGTAGGGTTATACAAACGTGTCAGAATGGAAGAAAAAAGGCGTAGAGCTTCCTCGAACTATAAGCAGTATGCCAAAAAGTACAAAGAAGCGGCAAGGAAAAGCCAGAAGATCGAAGAGAAAAGACTTGGTGGAAAAAACACCAGAAGTCTTGACACAGATGAGGGATACATCGAACTCGAAAGAGGGGAGTGTTGCCCCTTCTGTGGACAAACAAGAGGTGATATTTGAACCTAACCCAGGACCACAAACTAAGTTTCTAGCATCTACTGAACAGGAAGTACTATATGGAGGAGCAGCAGGTGGTGGCAAGTCGTATTCGATGGTGGCTGATCCAGTTAGATACTTTACGAATCCACATTCACGAATGCTACTTGTTCGTAGGAGCACAGAAGAGTTACGAGAACTTATTTCTGTAAGTAAGCAGCTTTACCCAAAGGCTGTACCAGGAATAAAGTTTATGGAAAGAGATAAGACTTGGGTAGCACCTAACGGTGCAACACTCTGGATGTCGTACCTTGATCGTGATGATGACGTTATGAGATACCAGGGTCAAGCATTTAACTGGATTGGCTTTGACGAATTAACTCAGTGGCCCTCTAGTTACGCTTGGTCTTACATGCGTTCAAGGCTACGTACAACAAAAGCTAGTGGACTACCTCTTTACATGAGAGCTACAAGTAACCCTGGAGGTCCAGGTCATCAGTGGGTACGTAAACACTTTATAGAACCCAGTCCTCCAGGAAATTCTTTCTGGGCAACAGACGAAAACGGTGAAGTAATTCAATGGCCTAAAGGTCACTCAAGAGAGGGTGAACCTCTATTTAAAAGAAAGTTTATACCTGCCACCCTGTTTGATAATCCCTACCTATCTGAGGATGGGATGTACGAAGCAAACCTTTTATCCCTACCTGAACATCAAAGAAGACAACTACTTGAGGGTGACTGGGACATAAATGAGGGTTCGGCATTTCCAGAGTTCAACAGGAAGATACACGTAGTTGACCCCTACGATATACCTTCTAACTGGACTCGTTTTAGAGCCTGTGACTACGGATACGGATCTCACACAGGCGTTGTATGGATAGCAATAGTTCCAGGGTCTGAGCAGCTAATTGTCTACAGGGAGTTGTACGTTTCTAAGGTTATAGCGACTGACTTGGCTGACATGATCCTGGAATTAGAAGAAGGAGAGCAAATAAGATACGGAGTTTTAGACTCCTCTCTTTGGCACAAAAGAGGTGATACTGGTCCTAGCCTAGCAGAGCAGATGATCATGAAAGGATGCAGATGGCGTCCTGCAGACAGATCAAAAGGTTCTCGTGTAGCAGGTAAAAACGAGCTACACAGAAGATTACAAGTAGATGAGTTTACAGAGGAACCCAGGCTTGTTTTATTTAATAGCTGCACAAATACTATCTCTCAACTACCGTCTATACCTTTAGATAAAAAGAACCCTGAAGACGTAGACACAAACTCAGAAGATCACCTGTACGATGCTTTGCGGTACGGTGTGATGACTAGACCCAGAAGTAACTTATTTGATTTCAACCCAGACTCCCAACGATCAGGCTTTCAAGCATCAGATCCCACATTTGGATATTAAGGACTAACTCATGGAAGAAGATGACATCTTTGAATCAGACGAACTTTACATGGACGAAGAAGAGTCCTCCTTTGTAGAGGATAAAGACGATGCTGATAACAGTAGAGATGAAAAAGTAGGGACTGTTGTAGGTCTTGTTGAAGGTAAATACTACAAGGCTGAAAAGGCTAGGTACACTGATGAGCTACGTTGGATTAGAGCCTATCAAAACTATCGTGGTGTTTACGGATCAGACGTACAGTTTACATCTACAGAGAAGTCTAAAGTATTTGTAAAGGTAACGAAGACCAAGGTTCTTGCAGCCTATGGTCAAATTGTAGATGTACTCTTTGGTTCTAACAAATTTCCTATCTCTATTAATCCTACCGTTTTACCAGAGGGTATTACAGACACTGTAAACTTTGAAACAGATCTTAATGTCCGTAACGCTAAAGAAACAACCAACAACATAGAACAGGATGATACAAAGTTACAACCTGGTGAAACTATTATTGATTTACGAGAAAGACTTGGAGCAATCCGTAATAAACTAGAACCTGTACAAGATATTATTGAAGAAGGTCCAGGAACAACTCCAAGTAAAGTTACATTTCATCCTGCTATGATTGCAGCTAAAAAGATGGAAAAGAAAATACATGACCAACTAGAAGAGTCTAATGCTAGAAAGCAGTTACGCATAGCAGCATTTGAGACAGCCTTGTTTGGTACAGGTATTATGAAGGGTCCATTTGCGTATGACAAAGAGTACCCTTCTTGGTCAGAAGATGGTGAGTACACGCCTACAGTTAAGACTGTACCACAAACATCAAGTGTTAGCATCTGGAACTTCTACCCTGACCCTGACGCTAACAACATGGATGAAGCAGAGTACGTTGTTGAGAGACACAAGATGTCTAGATCTCAAATGCGTAACTTAAAGAAAAGACCTTTCTTCAGATCAAACGCTATTGATACAGCTATCGGCATGGGAGAGTCCTACTCAAAAGAGTGGTGGGAACAAGTCATGGAAGAAGCTGATCAAGAAACAAAAGCTGAGAGATACTCAGTACTAGAGTTCTGGGGGTATGTTGACACAGAGCTTTTAAAAGAATACGAAATAGAGATCCCTAAAGAATTAAAAGACCAGGATCAGGTTTCCGTAAACATATGGGTTTGTAACGGACAAGTGTTACGTCTTGTAATGAACCCATTTACTCCTTCTATTTTACCATACTACGCAGTTCCTTTTGAGGTAAACCCTTACTCATTCTTTGGGGTAGGTATTGCAGAGAACATGGATGATACACAAAATCTTATGAACGGATTTATGAGGATGTCGGTAGATAACGCAGCATTGTCTGGTAATCTACTTATAGAGGTAGACGAGACTAATCTCGTCCCAGGGCAAGACCTCTCTGTGTATCCAGGCAAAGTGTTCAGGAGACAGGGAGGGGCACCTGGTCAAGCTATCTTTGGAACCAAGTTTCCCAACGTAAGTAACGAGAACATGCAGATGTTTGATAAGGCAAGGGTACTAGCAGATGAATCAACTGGCTTTCCATCTTTCGCTCATGGTCAGACAGGCGTACAGGGTGTGGGCCGTACTGCTTCTGGTATTTCCATGCTCATGTCTGCTGCCAACGGTAGCATACGGAATGTAGTAAAGAACATAGATGATTATCTTCTTGGCCCTATAGGTAGGGCTTTCTTTCATTTTAATATGCAGTTTGATTATGATGATAACATAAAGGGTGACTTGTCTGTAAAGGCTGAAGGAACTGAAAGCTTGATGGCTAACGAGGTTCGTAGTCAAAGACTTATGCAATTTCTTGGTGTTGTACAGAATCCAGTGCTTGCACCTTTCGCAAAAATGGATTATATTATCAGAGAGATTGCTAAGTCTATGGATCTTGATCCTGACAAACTTACAAACTCTATGGGTGACGCAGCTATACAGGCTGAGATCCTCAAGAAATTCCAAGCAGATAATCCACAACCCCAAGTAGATCCTAACGCCCCACAACAGCAGCAGCAGCAGGGTGCTCCTCAACAGGGAGAACAACGTCCTCCTGCAGGTGCTCAAGTACAAGATACTCAGGGATCAGGTGGTGGTCAAGTAGGTACAGGAACAGCCCCACTACCAGGAGAGCAAGGGTTCACTGGTAACACAGGCTAAAGGATAGCAATGAGCATTAAACTTCTCGTAAATGATAAGAAGATATGGGATTCGTTTAACGAACTTATAGATCAGAAACTAAAATTTGTTCACTCACAACTAGAACAAACAATGAAGTCTGAAGACTTATACAGGCTACAGGGTGAAGCAAGAGCATTTCGTAGATTAAAACTTTTGAGAGATGAAGTAAATGGATCTAAACCAGATTAACGAAGAAAAATTTACTGACAAAGAGATGGAAGAGGTAGATAGGCTACAGAGTGACCCTAGCTCTGAGTATTACTACAATGATCCAGACATTGAAGAAGGTTTTTTAGATAAGATTAAAAGAAAGCTTGAACCTTATGGGGAGGACTTCAAAGGTTTTATTGAGTATCTGTTAACACCTAGTAGACACTTTGGTACAGGTCAATACAACGAGGGTGGTGTAGCAGAACAGATGGATATGTTTGGTTACACTGCTGAAGGAGCACAGCAGGAGGCTGACAAGTTTGTAGGAGAGGCAGGAAACTTAGAGGAGGATATATCTAAGGCTGCATCTTTTATAGTTCCATTCTACGACTCAGGTGTAAACATAGCAAATGTTGCACAGGAGTACATGAAACCTGAACAGGAGCGTGACTACGACTACATAAAGAGCCAGTTTACAGAAGCAGGTCAGAGTGCTGCCATAGAGGGTGGTCTACTTCTTATGGGTGGTGTTGCAGGTAAATACGGAGCCAAAGGTATCAAGGCTCTAGCTGATAAAGTAAAACAGTACGAGATAGATCCTACAGCAATGTCATCATTTGGTGCAGGATCTATTAGGATAAAACCTAAAAAAACAAAACCTTTTAAATTAGATGATATGTATCGGGATGATTTTGATTGGGGTAGATTAAATCTTACAGACTCCCAAGTTGCAGAACTAGCTAATGTAGAAAAAAGTGTTTTGGCAGCAGGAGGCGGTCAGAAAGCTGTAGAAGCAGCAGAAAAGAGAGTACAAGATGCTATTGATGCTAGAATACCTGTAATAGCAGAAGCATTAAAATACAAATTAAAAACATCAGATAAAGGTGTTGTAAGTTTGGATGCTTATAAAGATGCGGTAGAAGCTACTGTTAGGTTTGACACAATAGAAGAAGCAGCAGAAAGTATATCAAATCAAAGAGGCATATTAAATAAAATGGGTCCAGGTATGATGGACAATATGCTTTGGGATGACAGATCCATGACAGCCTTTGAGCAATTACCAGATAATGAAACTTTTCAATATATATTTGATGAAGGACTAGATAGAGCTTTAGTAGATTGGGCTGTAAAAGAAGAAGCTATACGTAAATCTTACAATAAATATAGGAAAGCAGCCAATAAAAATATTAGAACATTTAACAAGGGCGGTGAAGTAATGGACGATCAAATGAAGATGGCATTCATGGATGAAGGTGGAATAGCAGATGATGGTATGGACGTAGATCCAGTATCAGGAAACGAAGTACCACCTGGCTCTCTCGCAGAAGAAGTACGAGATGATATTCCTGCACAACTCTCTGAGGGTGAGTATGTCGTTCCTGCTGATGTTGTCAGATACTACGGTGTCAAGTTCTTTGAAGATCTAAGAGATCAAGCTAAGATGGGTCTAGCTGATATGGAAGCCAATGGGCGTATAGGTGGAGAGCCTGTACCTGCAGGTGGTCCTATAAACGACAGTGAGTTATCCCCTCAAGAAATGCAAGCTATACAAGAGATGATGGGTGCTAACATGAATGAAGGTGGTCAGGTACAAAACCCTTACCTCCAACAACAACAACTGTACAGTCAACCTAGACCTGCTCCTATAGATGAAAAAAGAAACACAACTTTAACTAACATCAATCCTAATCCTGTAGAGAATCAGATGCCTATGCAAAGCATGGCTAGTGGTGGTCAAGTACAAGGCTATCAACCAGGAGGACCAGTTACTCCTGTTACTCCTGCTCAAGATCAAATGATGTATGCTCAAAATCCATTTGATCCTTTTAATTATGGAGCAGGTTACAGTTTTATGGGTGGTCAACCACAGCAACAACCACCAGTTGCAGATACACCTGCAATTCCTGAGAGTATGACTCTCTATGGTCCTAATGGTGAAATAAGAATGTTTACCATGCCTCTAAGTGAAGCAGACACAGCAGAAGTAGCTAGGCTTATAACAGAGGGATACTCAAAAACAAAAGCTGTAACTCCCCCAACAATAGGTGGAAACGGAGGAGGTGTTAATATACGACCACCTGTACCAAAACCAGATCCTAATGCTTGGGCAGAAAATATTACAGACCCTGTAGCATGGGCAGATGAAAATCTAGGTAAAAAAGATGATGGTATAATTAAACTAGGCCAAAGTGTAGCACGAACAAGAGCTTTAGCTATTATTGCAGAAGCAGAAGGAAATGATAAGTTAGCTGAAGTACTACGTGGAAAAGCAAGAAAAGTAGTAGAAAACAACAAAGCTTTACAGTTTGTTCCTGAAGGTGGAATAAACGGAACTTCAACTGCTTCTGCATTACAAAAAGACAAGGATTATAAAAATATAGTAGATAGAATCTTTAAGACTAAAAAATCTGATTCTACATCTAGTCCTTTAGTTCAAACGAAAAAACAAAAAAATAAAGCAAACATAGCTGCTTCTAAAAAACAAGCTAGTAAAGGAACATCGTCAGGTAGAGCAAAAGCAATAATAAAAGCTAAAGCTTCTGGTATTAGCACAGACACAGCTAGAAAACTTTCTGGTGCACAAATGATAGCAGGATCTGATGTAGGTGCAGGTCCAGGTGGCTCAGATATTACTGGTCCGATGAACAAAGGTGGACTAATGAAAAAAAAGGGCAAGAAGTAAACAATAACAATAAGGCTACCCAGGAATGGTTCCTGGCCCCAACATAAAGGAGAACTTTAAATGCCTGAACTAACTACAATGGAAAAACCTAAAACAGCAGGTTTTGTAGATCGTGGATATAACCACGCTAAGAAACAAAAGCAAATGGAAGCTGAAGAGGCTGAGATTGCTAGACTAGAAGCAGAGGCTCGTGGTGAAGAAGTGGAAGAACAACAGGAATCCAGTAGCAATGGTACTGAGAACTCCGAAGTTCAAGCAACGAGTAATACTCAACAAGAAGAAACCTCAGAGGAAACCAAAGCACAGGAAGACGATGACAGCGAGTTAAACGCTGAAGAAAAGTCTTTTAAGAAACGCTACGGTGACATTCGTAAACACTTAGCTTCTAAAGAAAAAGAGTGGCAAGAAAAGTTTGACGCTCTAGAAAACAAAAGTAAACGTGAGGGTATTGTTCCTCCTAAGTCTGATGAAGACATAGAGAAGTGGGCAAGTGAGTACCCAGACGTAGCAGGTATTGTTGAAACTATTGCAGCTAAGAAAGCTCAAGAGATGTTCAACAAGGCTGAGTCACGTTTACAAGAGTTAGATGAGGCTCACTCTGAAGCTCAAAGAATAAAGTCAGAGAATGTTATTCGCAAGTCTCACGAAGACTTTGATGAGCTAAGACAATCAGATCAGTTTCACAACTGGGCAGACGAACAACCCAAGTGGGTTAAGGATGCACTCTACGAAAATATGGATGATCCTGCGTCAGTTGTACGTGTGATTGACTTATTTAAAATTGACAACGGTATGACTATAGCAGCTAAGAAACAATCTAGAAAAGCTGCAGCATCTACTGTTGCTAAAGGAACTCGTACTTCTGTAGACGCAAAAGGCGTACAAGGACAAATAAAAGAGTCTGATGTAGCTAGAATGTCTAGTAAGGAGTTTGAGGAAATGCAGGACAAAATAAACGAAGCTATGCGTAATGGCAAGTTTGTTTATGATATGTCTGGTTCTGCAAGATAAATGGTTGACATATATTAAGTCAAGCATATAACTACCAGTATCTGACTTGAAGCCTCCGTAAGGACTACCTTCAAAGATACATTTAACCCAAAAGTCTAAACTACAAAGAACTACCTGTCCAAGTATAGGCCCAGTAGTATTCGGTAGCGCAACTGAATGCTCTCTGCACCCTAGAAAACGTACAGCCTCTTTCAGGTGTTTAAGCTTTATTCTCAAAGCCAAATATCATGGAGGATTTTAATCATGGCTTTTCAAACCGCAACAGGTTATGGCAATTTACCAAACGGTAACTTTTCGCCAATAATCTACTCCAAAAAAGTACAGCTTGCTTTCCGTAAAGCTGCTACTGTAGGAGACATAACTAACTCTGATTATTTCGGAGAGATTAGCGCACAAGGTGATACTGTGCGTATTATTAAAGAACCTGAAATTTCTGTCCAAGCTTATGCTCGTGGTACAAACATCACAGCACAAGATCTTGAAGATGACGATTTTCAGTTAGTCGTAGATAAAAGCAACTACTATGCTTTTAAGATGGACGATATCGAAGAAGCGCACTCACATGTAAACTTCATGCAACTTGCAACGGATCGTGCAGCTTACAGACTAGCTGATCAGTATGACCAAGAAGTTCTTGGCTATCTGTCAGGTTTTAAGCAATCAAGTCTACACTCAAAAGCTGATACAGTAAATGACCAAGTAAACGGTTCAAAGTCTGTTTCTTCTGCAGGTTCAGACGAGTTGCTTACAAGCATGAAGCTACGTAAAGATTCATTTGGTAACATTACGACAACATCAGCAGGGGATCATTCAATCCCAGTAACTGCTCGTATGCCAGGTGCTACATCTCTACCAACAGCTACAGTTTCACCTGCAATGATTGTTGCAAGAATGAAACGATTGCTTGACGTACAACAAGTTGATACCCAAGGTAGATGGCTTGTTGTTGACCCAGTGTTTATGGAGCTACTCTCTGATGAGGACTCACGCTTCATGAATGGAGACTACGGTGAAAGTGGTGGACTACGTAACGGTCTTACTATCAATAACTTTCATGGTTTCCGTCTATATGTATCATCAAACCTTCCTGCCCTAGGCACAGGTCCAGGTACATCAGGCACTGCAAACCAACTTACTAACTTTGGTGTTATAGTTGGTGGTCATGATTCTGCTGTCGCAACTGCGGAGCAAATCAGCAAGACTGAAACTTATCGTGACCCTGACAGCTTTGCTGACATTGTTCGTGGTATGCACCTATATGGCAGAAAAATACTAAGGCCAGAAGCCTTGGTTACTGCTAAATATAACGCAGCGTAAGGGGAGGATATAACTTATGGCTACTTTTGATATGACTCTCGCTTCTACTGCAGGTGTTGGTGCAGACGTTCTTGCTGTTCCAACTGTAGTAGGAAATACAGTACGCACTATGGAGGCAATCTTAGATATTGATGCTATGATTGCTGCAGGTGCTACTATTGCTAACGGTGACATCTTTCAACTACTAGAAGTTCCTGCTGAATCAATTGTGATTGCTGCAGGTGCTGAAATTATGAAGTCTTTTACTGCAAGTTGTACTTGTAATATTGACTTTGGTGGTGGAGATGACATCATTGATGGTGCTGCATTAGATGCTGCTGCAGGTACATACCTTGTAAAAGGTAGTAACGGTGAAGCTAATATTGTAAACACAGGTGCAGCCTCTACGTATGCTGCTGAGTCTTTGGCTCTTGTGGGTACTGCTGACACTATTGATGTTACAATCGCAGGTGCTGCTGCTGCAACTGGACGCTTACGTGTCTACGCAGTAGTTGTTGATGTTTCTGCTGCACAGACAGAAGCAGCGGTTGCTGCTCGTGACTTAGCATAAAACAACTTTGGGGGCTGACTTAGGTTGGCCCCTTTAGCTTATCTAAAGGAAACAATATGGCTTTGACATTTCTCTCGTTAACTAACGATGTTATTACACGCATGAATGAAGTAGTGCTTACATCTACTACCTTTGCAAACGCAAGGGGTGTTCAGGTACAATGTCAAAATGCAGTTAATGAATCTATAAGATATATT